CACGATGATGTGCGATGTCGTGGTGCCGATGCGCACACCACTGGACAGGTCCGTGGTGTTGTAAGTTACTGCGGTGGCCGTGTTGACGACGCCAGCCGTCTGCGTGGTGGTGCTGTAGAACGAGCCGTAGCGCGCACGCTTGAACTCGCGTGGTGGTGGCGACATCTGCAGGCCTTCAACGGCCGTGGCCAGTTGGCCGAGCAGTGCCAGCGCTTGGTTGGCCTTGTTCTCTGCTGACGCAATGCTGACTGACGTTTCCTGAGCCAGCGCAGCGATCTGGTCCAGCGCTAACGTGGTCTTGCCATCGATCACCGCAGAGCTGACAGCGGCCTCCTGCGCCAGCGCAGCAATCATGCCCAGCGCCTGCACAGCAGTTGCCTGGGCAGTGCCTGCAGCGATGTTGATCTCCAGCACCACATCAGGCGCAATGGCATCGACCGTTGCGAACAACAGCTCGAACTGCCTGATCTGCTGCTGGTCGGTCAGAAACTGCGCGAGCTGGTCGCGTGTCAGGTTTAGCCTGCGAGAGTAGGGTGCTGTGGCCATCAGTACGCCAGCCCTTCGATCTGCGCCTCAAGGCGTGCGAATGCGATGTGCGAGTCGCTGTCGCCACGGAAACGCTGGATGCGCCAGTTACGCATGTTGCCCTGCTGAAACCAGGCCAGGCGCTTCTTGGTGTTGCCGATGGTGCCGGCACGGATGAATCGATCCTGGCTCCAGGACAGACCGTCCAGCGAGTAGCTGGTGCTGATCTGCGGGTCGACGCCCAGCGCCACGCGCCCGGTCAGGCTGACCAGCTCCAGCTCATGGAACAGCGCGCCGTTGCCTTCGTTGTAGACGATCAGCGTGCCGAACTCCCAGCGCACCTTCTGTCCCCAATGCGTGCCGATGGTGTCCACCAAATAGCCGATGTTGCTGGACTGCGGATCGCCGACCAGCCACTTGTCGTAGGCCCACACCAGATTGCGCGCACGGTACTGGCTGAAGCCGACCACGGTGGTGGTCAACGTGAACCAGACAGCCTCGCCAAGCACCTGCGATGCCGCGCCGTCGTAGACCAGCGTGCGGTCTGGCAGGTGGACGTAGAGGTGCTGGTGCGCCTTGTCGTTGCGTGCCTCCATCTTGACCAAGGCCAGTTGCGCCTCGGTGTAGTTCAGCAGAAGCTCATCGATCTCCTGCGTGCTGATCTTTTGCGCTGTGGCTGCAGCGCCCATATAGATGCTTGGCGCTTCGTTTCGGCCACTGCCAAGAAAAGCGATTTGCTCTATGTACACACAGCATGCAAACGTGCCCACGACACCCTTTTGAATCTGCGCGCCGTCAATGCGGTTGAATGGGAAGAACTCTGCGCCGATGTTGTCGAACACCTCAATGGTGTTGCGGTTGAGCGCATAGACCTCGTTTCGCAGCTTAAGCAGAGCAACCACTGGATCGGGGTCAACCTCTGAGCTGCCATATTTCAGCGGGTTGACCGCCAGCGGGTTTGACAGCTCGGTGACGATCAGAAACTCGCCATCTGTGGTCATGAAGTAGCCGTCCACCCAGACAACATCGAGCACGATGCCCAAGTCTGGGTCGGTGTTCTGCGTCAGTGTTGCTGCCACAGGGTCCCAGTAATATAGCCTGGTGCCGGAGGCAATGGCCAGAAGGTCAAAGCTGTAGTCAAACGTGACAAGGCCTCCAGGACCGACATCACCAAGAGTTGTGACAACACCAAACTGAGCAATTGAGACAAGACTTGTCCCCATGACCCGGTAGCAGATGCCGTTCCAGTTGACGCCGCCACGGTCCACACCAGGGCCGCTGCCGTTGGCCACAATGCCATCGCCAGGACGCAGAAAGCCGTTGCTGATGCCGGACTGCTTGGGCACCGGCACCATGTTGACCGGGTAGCTCGTGCGCAGGTCAGGACCGTTGTCGGTGTAGATGCCGTTCAGGATTGGTATCTGCATGGCCTCACCATTTCACTTTGTTTGTCGGCAATCGCAGAGCAGATGGCAATGAAGTGCTCCTGACTGAATGCCTGTTTCATCATGTTGACGTCTTTATGCAGCAGTTGGACGTTGCCGATGACGTAGCCTTTGCTGCTGTCAATGCGATCAAGCGATGCCGTGTGAATCTGGCCGACAGATGCCCAGGCAATAGGAATGCCTGAAAGATGACAAATGCCGCCTTGCTGGACGTAAAGCTGCCACACATCTTCAATGTCCAAGCTCCACTCAATGCCTCGCGTTTCTGCGCCTATCTTGCACTTTTTGAACCAAGAAATCCTGATGGCATTAAACATGCCACGATGGCAGTTCTCGGTCTTTTTATTGCTGCATGCCTTGCACTCTTTGCCGCCCAAGAACGACAGGATTGCGTAGTTCCTCCGCAAATAATCCTGTTCAATGCCACACGATGGACATGGCTTGCACCAGCGGCCATCTTGTCGCTGGTAAACCTGGTCGGGTAATTCAAGAGCGTCCATAGTCACCACTTTACGCGGTTACTCCACCATGCGGCTGACAATTTGCCCTTGGCAATGTTGCCAGCGTGCCGAGCCTTGAATGACTCGCGCCGCGCCTTGTCGGCTGCACTCTCGCCTTCCTTCTTTGGAGACCCAGAGACGCCCTGCTGGCCGAACCGGATCGTTTTGACCTGGTCGCCAGCCTTGGCCACGACGACGTGGCTCTTGGTCGGATGCGATGGCGTGCGCTTTGGCTTGTTGAAGCCCTCCACGCCAATGCGCTCCAGCCTGGGGTCTTTCTTGGTGGCCATGATCAGGCGATCCGGTACCAGGAGTTGGTCGCCTGCACAAAGCGCATGCGGAAAAAGTCAGTGGCTGCCAGCGTGGTCGGTGCGCCATAAGATGCGGACGCGCCATTGATCCCCAGCGTAAAGCTGGTGATCTGCTGGGTTGTCGTGACCAGCACCTCGGTGCCGTCAGGTGTCTGCGTGTTCAGCGGCAGCGTGACCGTGCCAGTGGCCAGCGTGCCGGCAGGCTGGATCAACATCCACTGCTGGTCGGCCACAGGAGTCGGCACTGCGATGTTGAAGCCAGTGCCAGGGGTGTAGACGTTGGTGGCCAGCGTGGGGCTGGCAAAGGTCTGCTGGAAGTACTGCAGGAGCTGGCTGATCGGCAGGCGTCGTGCGTCGCCGTTGTTGGGAACGTAGACGGGAATCTGGTCGCCAGGAGAGACCTGTGCCAGCAGCGGGAGTTGGTTGATTTGCGGCATGGTGCTCGCTCCTTTAGTTGTACTCGATAGGGCCGTCTGGTCCGGCCGTCACCGGATAAACGGGGTTTCCCAAGAATGGGTTGTCGTACACGCGCCAGGGCTTGTTTCCAGCGCCAGATGGCAGCGTGTTGGGGAACTGCTGCTCCAGCGGGAACGTGGCACGCTGCAGGAGGGTATCGTAGCCCTGCTTGGCCGTGGCCTTGGTCTCCGGCATCACCTGCTTGCCGTAGCTCGGAGCCAGCCGGATGCCCAGGCTGCAGATAATCGCCTCGTAGGCCGAGTCCGGGACGCTGGTCTGCTCGTCGATGCTGCCGTCCTGGGGGCTGGCCGGGATCGGATAGCCCAGCCGGATGCCCTTGCCGTTCCAGTCGGCCATCATGGCATCGAGCCTGCGCCTGGCGGTCTCAAGCTGCTCTGGCTGCAGGTCGAACACATAGGACGCAAGGCCGATCTCGGTAAATGCGGCCTCAATAAATTGGCGCTTGCTGTAGCCCATGTCAGCCTCCCTGCTGCATTGCAGTGGCAATCAGGCCACTGAGTTTTTTGTTTGATGTGCGACCGTTGAATGGTATTCCCAACTCGGTGGCCTTTGCCTCCAGCTCCTCGCGGGTGACCGGCGCATCGTCTTGCGGCACCTCTTCAGGAACTGCTGCTGCCGCCTTGGCACGCTGCTCTGCACTCCACTTCGGGTCGAGCTTGTTAACCGGCTTCGGAGGCTTTGGCTTTGGGACTCGTTTGGGCAGCGGCTTGGGGACGGGCTTTTGGTAGACGAAGCCGGATGCCTCGTCTGCTGCCTCAATCTTCAGGTGCCAGCCGGCTGCCAGAGCCTGGTCGCACTCTGCTTGATCCTTGACCACACGCATATCGGCGCGCTTTCCTGGGCGTGCCGGTGGCGTCTTGTAAAGCATGCGTGGGTATTGCAGCATCATTTCCTCTTCGCTGTCTTGGCTGAGGCCACAAAGTCGGCCTTGGTCGGTGCGCCCTTGGTCCCAGGCTTGCGCATGCGCTCAGGCGTCTTGCCTGCGGCCTTCTGGCGCTCAATACGCTCGCGCTTGGCGTGGATGTTGGCGTACAGGCCGGCCTTCATTTCTTGGCCTTCATTGGCTTGGCTGGCGCTTTGCTGGGCTTGCCTGCGGCCTTGGCTGCAGTGCGCGCAGTGGACAGCGCAACGGCCACGGCTTGCTTTTGCGGCATGCCAGATTTCATCTCCTTGGAGATGTTCTTGCTGATTGATTTCTGCGAGTAACCTTTGGTCAACGGCATGGTGTGCTCCTTGTGAATGGGGGGACCGAAGTCCCCCCACCGTTAGTTGAAGATCAGGTCTGACCGAACAACAGGATGCCGGACATCTCAGGCTGCTTGTTCACGACGCCGAACAGGGTGTCAAGACGATACTTGATCGTCATGCTGTCAATGTCGTAGAACTTCTGCATCACCACCTCAATGCCGTTGTCGGTCGTGGCGCGCATCACTGCAACACCAGCGTCCGAAGGCACAGCGTAGCGACCAGGCAAGATTTCCAGAGCATCGCGCTGCCAGAACACGTTGATGCGTCCAGGCTGGGTGTTCAGGAACGTGATGGTGGCACCGGCCGCAGGGGT